GCTGGGTGGATGTTACCCGCCGGTTGCGACAGATTGCCACGACCGATGCCAGGTTTCGTATGGGTAACAGCACGTTTGATGTGGATCCAGCGCCGGGACGGGTGAAAATGCTGCGGATTGTGGCGCGAGGCCCTCGTGGCGGCACTCGCACCTTCGAATATCGCGAGGGCAGCACGGTTGACGGTGCATTGTTCACAGGCTGGAGCCGGGGTGATTGGGGCGACGGTGGCTATTATCGCGGCGGGCGGGGTTATGGTGATGGCGGGAGTGGGGGCGGGGGTGGTGGCGGCTCTCGTGGCGGCCTCATTCAGTGGCGCATTGGAGCCTAAATGGCGACCAAACCTATAAAGCCCGCTGGGCCAACTCAACCACTCACCGACCAACGTCACGGCGAACAAAAGCCGACTGTTCAACAAAAACCCACGTTCAACACTGACCCGAAGAACAACCCGCGTCAGGTTGTGGGCGGTGGTGTCACGGCCCTGGCTAAAAAATTTCAGGGCCAGCCGCTCCACATGGCCGAGCCGCAGCACATTATCATTGGCGGTAAAGACAAGGGCGTGCTGCGCGGCGCTCAAGACCCGACCCAGTTTGACCCTAAGTTCCCAGTAGGTTATTCCCCAGACCAGGGGCCGCAGAATACGCCCAACTACGACAAACTGAGCGGGGCCGAGAAGTGGGTGATGAATGCGCTACCCGGCTTCTCGCAGAGCAGCGTCGGCAAAGCGCTGCAATGGTTCAACGAAACTCCGGTTGGTAAAACATTACAGTGGCTCGACATTGGAGCCGAAACACTTGAGCGAGCGACGGGCTTCGCCACTCAGGCGCTCAACGCCTATGGCAATGAGCAGACCTGGAACGACTTCAACAAAGACTTGAAGGCCGCATGGTACGCAGGTTCCCTCTCGGCTGACTTTTCCGCCGGGTTGAATGCCGAAGTTACAAATTACACGACAGATGGGGTGAGCAAACCCGAACTCCGTCTGTACTTCGATAGCGATATGCCCGGCGTAGATGGCCTGGTACGCGCTCGCCAGAAGATTGTGCAGTACGTTGGACAGGGCATGGACTACCGCGAAGCCATGCTCAAGGCTCAGGACGAAGAATACAACAGCATGGGGGCGCTGGCGCTTCGCGCTCAGATGCACGACCTCTTTTTCCATGTGGCTGCCGACCCGCTCAATGTGGTGATGGGCTTTCTGAAGCCGGTTGAGTATTTACAGGCTCAACGCAAGTTCTTGCTCTCAGCCAAGATTGCGACGGGGGTTGAGACGGCGGGAGATGTACTGAAAGCCGAAGAAGCCCTGAGCGCTGCGGCGGATATCGTCAAGGTTGCGGGTGAAGCAGGCGACGCGGAAAAACTAGCCGAGGCTACGAGCAGTCTATCCAAAGCCCAAGAGGCGCTAGAGATTGCCCAAGAGGCCGCGACGAGCGCAGAAAAATCCAAGCTGACAGCGGCGCAACGTTTCACCCTGTGGGCCACTGGCGGTGACCCGATGAAGGCTCCCGTTCAGGGCAATGCGCTCAAGAGTCTGCTTAAGGGCAAGGTGGGCGAGGCGGTTGATATTGCCTCTCAGTCTAAGTGGAACCCACTCGCGCTGACGCCTGCCTCTCGCGCTCAAGAGTTTGTCAATATCATTTCCACCAACATTCAAAGCCGGTTACTTCCGGCTGTGCTCAAGAATGGCGAGTACGATGTGAGCGCTTTCGCTCGCGCCATCGACCGGGCGGCGGGGGGCGCGATTGGCCCTGAGTTCGGCCACATGGTCGCTACGCTCGAAGGCCAGCACGTCCAGCAGTTTCTCAAAGCAGTCGCGCCCGAAGTGGGCCTGGTGGCTCGGGCCTATAACGCAGCGGGCGATTTTGAGCGACCCCTACTAAAATTCATGGGCGCGGTGCTGGGCGAAAACGCGGTTGGCATTGTGCGCCAGATTGAAGAAGGCCAACACGCGGCATTGTTCGCAAGGCTGTCGGATAAACTCTCGATGCTGCCTGATGCTCAGAAGGCATTTGAAGCCTTGTTGGCGAAGGGGAATATCGCGGTCGAGGCATTCAACCCTGACGTACTCCGGGCGTCACTTGAGATGTTCAAGGGCGACGGGTTGGTGGCGGCTGACTCGTCGCTGGCTATCGCCGCGATTGGCGACAAGGTGGCTGAGTCAGCCATGAAGCAGGCGGTCTTGCGCTTTGGAGTAGAGCAGCGCGGATTAGTCGAAGGTATGGCCCACCTCACCAAGCAGGCGCAATCACTCGCGTTCCTCAAACTCAATCCTACCTATCCGGTCAAGAACTTCATCAATAACGTGTTTACCATGATTGGCCGGGGGGCGATGGGCACGTTCACACCGGGAGCAATTGAGGACTTCTGGAAACTGCGCGGCTTCATGCCTACCCGTCTGCTTGAAGGGGCTACAGTATCGGGCGAGTTCGCGCTCAAAGCCGCCGATGATTTAGAGAAAGCGGCGATGATTGAAGGTAAACTCAATCCGTTTGTGAGCGGGGCGGGCAAAGCCCAGGAGATACTTGCCGACGCCCAGAAGTTCAAGACCGGCTGGGTGAATGACGCCTCTCAGTGGATGGGGGCCATCAATAAGGACGGCTGGGATTTTGGGAAAGCCGCCCAGCAAATCGAGAAACTTTCGAGCGAGCACGCTTCAACTGTCTTTTATGCTCGCGGTGAAAATATGTTTGGCAAAACCGGCCAGTCGTGGCAGAAGATTGCCGACTTCAACCCCCAACTCTCTCGCGACCTGGGGCCAGAGTTATCTAAGGTGATTGAGAATCTGACTGAGGACGCCAAGCTCAACCCGAACATTCTCGACGACCTTGTAACGGGCGACCTGAACGTGAGCGGTAGCGCCCTGCGTTCGACCGTTGAGCAGAAGATGGGCCGCCCGCTCGGCGGTATCTTGACCGATGAGTTTATGGCCTCTATTCAAGATGGCCTGACGGATGCAATCAAGTCGCGCAACTCATCCACGATTGAGACGTTTTTCGATGGGGTGAAAACCAAACTTGAGCAGCACCTTGACAATCTGAACGACGCCGCACTCGAAACCCTGACCCAGGAAACGCTGGGCCGGGTGAAAACCGAAGGGCCGGGCGGATTCGTGAAGGTGTGGGGCGACGCGATGGATGAGTGGCACGGCGGCACAATCCGGCACGACTTAGACACGGCCAAACTCGCAGAAGAAATTCGGAACGGTAGCAACCCTGATTTAGTCGATGCGATGTGGAAGCGAATGCAGCGTGACGGCCAATCTTACTGGAAGCGCCAGTGGGATAGGATGGAAGCCCGGATGGGCGGACTGACCGAGGGCGCGAAGGCCGCCGGGTTGAAGTTGGAAGGTTCCGAGGTGACTCGGAACTTCAAGTCGTGGAGAAAAGATTGGCAGGGCTTTTTCGAGTATCGCAATAATACGCTCCAAGAGTTCTTCGATGCTCAACTCGCGGGTAAGCCCACCGCCCAAACCTGGGAAGGCATCACCCAGGAACTTGACGCTCGCTATCAGAAAATTACGATGGCAGAAGAGACTTATGCCCAGGCGATTGATAACTCAGTCGCTAAACTTCTCCCCGACCAGCAGCGCGAGTTATTCCTATCCTGGCGCGAGCGCATTCGAGACTGGAAGAAACTCGACAAGATGGGCGTGGCGGATTTCCGAACTAAAGTGAGACAACTCCCCGCCGAACAAATCCAAGAGGCGTATGCCGCTCACTGGCAGCAGCGCGTCGATAGCATCAAGCAAATCTGGAATGAAGAACGGCGCGGCCTGGCTGCGCTGGGCGGCAACCCCGACGCAATGGCGGCCTACCAGGAGAGCATTGCCGGTATTCAGCAAGAGGCACAAGGCGCTTTTGGTGCATTCGATAAAAAGTCAGGCGGGGCGGCGCTCGGCCCAGAAGAACAAGCCCAGATTGACCAATATATATCGCGGCATGGCAGCCCTGAAGAGAGCCGGACGATTGGCGGTTTGCGAGAAGAAGCGAAGCGCATTGGGACAATCCCCGAGACGGACGCAATCACCAAGCCACGCGGCGAATTGCCCGAAGAATTGTCGAGCCAAATTGACGCGACGGCTAAGGACTTCAAAGACCAGTTGGGTTCAGGTGATGCCCCGGCAACCTACAAGACGGAAGAGGGCTACAAGCACACTAACTCGTCTAATCCCCAATGGTTTCAAGACTTAGGCGTAAACAAGAAGCGCGTTTATGAGGCGCTGGACAAGATTATCAAAGACAAAGGCGCGGATAAAGGGAAACTCGTCGAGAAAGTCAAAGAAGCGATACTCGCCGCGATGAAAGAGGCAAACCCGCTCACGGGCGAGCCGCCCAATGACGCAGCCCTGAAATTCCTTGAGGGCTTCGGTTCACCCGAGTCAGTAACCAGTCTGGCCGATGACCTGGAAGCCGATGTGGTCAAGCGCCTTCGGGGGATGGGCGAACAGCCACCCACGACGCCGCAATCCTTCATTCAAGATTTTGAAAGCATTGTCAAACCCGAGCTGCACACCGGGACGGGCCTTGACCAACTCATGTACACGCGGGGCCATGAAGCCGTTGACGCGATGCGCGAAGAAGCGCTCAAGATGAGCCAGAAGCCGCCACTAAAATTTGGCGACCTGGACGAAGCGACTCAAAGCCGACTGGCCCGCTATTTTGACCACGTCAAGACGGGCTACTCTGATGCTCGCTATGCCTCAACCCGCTTCGGTGAGTTTGGCCGGGACAGCGCCTTACTGAATTACAACAGGCGCTATAACTACAACACCTGGCTCGGCATGGTTATGCCGTATGAGTTCTGGACAACCCAGAGCGCAGCCAAGTGGGCGCTGCACTCCATCGACCGCCCGGCCATGCTGTCATCGTATTACCGGATAAAGAAATTTCTCGCCACCGCCTACCGGCCTGAAGAAGGCTTGCCCTCACGTCTGCGTGGAACTGTGCGCGTGCCCATGCCGTTCTTGCCCGACTGGATGCAGGGCGAGATGTTCATTGACCCGCTCAAGTCAGCCCTGCCGTTTGATAGTTGGTTCGGCATCCCCGAGAAGATTCAACAGCAACAACTCTCTGACCAGGGGGTTGCCCAGAGAAAATTACAAGAACTGCTCAACGATGGCAAGATAGGCCAGTCCGAATACCAGCAGGCGCTCCAATCCCAGCAAGGGCCAGCCTGGGAACGAGCCGTCACACTCGCCCAGCAAGACGACACCGAAGAACGGATGAACGGCTGGGATTTTGCATCCATGATGAGCAGCCCGCAAGCGCCCCTGATGTGGGCCTATAACGCGGCGCGGGGCAAAGAGACAGGCGCGACCCTGCCGATTACAAACACGATTGGTAGCGTGCTGGGCGCGTTTGGGTTAGACCCGGCTGGGCCACTCAACCCAGAAGCGGCTATTCGTAAGAAACTCGGCTTCCACCCCTTCAACGAATGGGACGACTACTACACCGAAAGGCAACTGACGAACATGGTTGCCGAAGGGCTTATCTCCGCCACAGATGCTCGACAGGCAATGGTGGCCCATAAAGGCGATGCCTGGGACGCAGCGTACAAGCGCACCGGGATAGAGCGCAGCGGTGGCCCGGCGGGCGCGTTCTTGGGGCTACTCGGCTTACCGCCCAAAGCCTACCCGGAAGGGGAAGAGGAATTGAGGCAGGCCAAAGACGAGTACGAGGCCGCCTGGCGCGAGTATGACCAGACCGGCGACTATGCCAGCACAGTCGAGAAGTTCAACGACGAACACCCCGGCTATGAAGAGCGCCTGGCTCTGTTCAAGAAGCCCGAAGAGCGCTTACGCTCATTCCTGACAGATGAACTTTGGAGCAAGTACAACGAGTTACCCGACCTCACTCAGCGCGAACTGGTGGAACAACTCGGCCCACAGTTCAAAGAAGCATTCCTGAGCAAGGAGACGCGCTCGCCCGAAAGTATCTCAACCAACACAATGGCGGTGTGGCTCAAGTTGATGCAGGGCGGCGACCCCTACGGCCAACTCGAAGGCCAGTATGTACCACCGAGTGAACTTACTGACCCCAAGATTGCCCAACAGGCCCAGGTATTTTATGACAGCCGGGGACAGTTCTTCCCTGACTATAGAACTTTGGGCGAAGAATATTCAAAGGTTCCTGCTGGCCGGGTGAATGTGGCCCCACCCGAGATTGCGGCGATGAGTGAAACCTACTTCGCTCTACCCAAAGGGACGGGCGAGCGTTCGCGCTTTCTCCGCGAGCACAACGACTTCAAGGAATATTTACTGAGCGATAAAAAGTTTTCGGTCAGTAAGAAACAGCAGTGGCTCCAGCAGCACCCGCAATATAAATCTTATCTCGACTGGCGCAACAACTGGCTCTTGCGCAATCCCAACGTCGCGCCCTATGTGACCGACAAACTACCGAAGGGGATTGAACAGGCTCAGCAGAAGGCGGGCAATCAGGCCGTGCCGAATTACACCTGGGACGAGTGGCGCGGGCAACTCGGTTGGTCACTTTCCAATCTCGTGCTGGACTATGACCGGGGCGAATCTCTGCCACCTGTGGCCCAAGAACAACTCAGTAAGATGGCTAACAAGCTCGGCTGGCAAGGCAGCGCTGAACAGTTTGCCGAGCATATCGCGGCAAGTCAGCCGTAGAAAGAAAGGTACTTATGAGCGAGTTCAACCCAACCCCCTACAAGCCCACCGTGACCGGAATACCCACGAACCCGGTGACAACCACGCCCAGCCAGCCCTGGACACCACCCGGAAAAGTGAATATCCGGAAGGATGACAAAATGCGCCGGTTTGTGGTGGGCCTAAAGCGCGGTTTTCTGGCCCTGGCCGAGGCGTGCGATGCTTACCTGGCGGATTGACCCGACTAGAACAAATGTAGTAATATCTCTCAGGGGGTGAGGTTGCGATGTCTTAGGCGGCCTAAATGCCCCATAACTCACGAGACGTGGGCAGCCCCTAACCTTCATTATTATTGTTGATTATGCCTGCGCTACAAGCGCACAACCGTCCGGCATACACCGAGTAGCGGGTAAAGGAGAGTACAAACTCCTGCGGCAACCGGCATTATCCTAATCGAATACCCGTTCTAGGGCCGCGCCAATGGCCCCGCTCTGGAACTGGAAAGCTGCGCGTAACTACGCCCCGCTTTGACTCTTGAAAGAGAGTTGAGGCGGGGCGTTTTTATTTACCTAAGGAGATTTGAATGGAAACCGACCCCGCAAAGGACAGCGGCTCGGAAAGTAGCGGAAGTGTGGGCGTGCCAACCCCGCAGATTTCGCAAAATTCGAGTGACCAGCCAAGTTCAGGTGCGACGCCCGCGTTCAACGAAGATGCGTTGATTGAAAAACTGACGACCCGCTTAGATGACGTGATTGAACGCAAGTTGCAATCCACCAAAGACAAGCGGTTCAAGAATCTCGAAGGCTACGAAGAAGCCGCGCCTACTCTGAAAAAGTTCAAGGAGTATCTGGACAAATCGGGTGGGGATGTGGATAAGGCGAGCCGCGAGATGCAGATTGACCAGTTGATTGCTTCGCGTGGCGGGGGTGGCTCCCCGACCCCGGCAGGAGCACAGCGCTCGGAGACTGTGGACGAAACAAAGGTCGCAGACATTCTCAACGAAGCCGGGGTGAAGTTCGACGACCCCGACGTGGTGGCCTGGGGCAAGAAAACCTATGCAAGTGCGGGCGATGCGTACCACAGCCTTACCCGTCTTGCGACCCGCAAACTCAAGCAGGCTGCGCCGGGCAACCCGGCGGGGGCGGTGTTTGACGGGGCCGGGAACTCCCCCAGTACCAACAAAGAAGAACGTAAAAATGAACTCTATGCCGAGCTGGCTGCGACTCAATCCAACCCCGACGCGCACGAAAAGCGCAGAAAGGAAATCAAAGCCGAGCTGGCGAAGCTAGGGTAATCGAGGATTGCAATGACTGTTCAAACCACAAGCAATCTTGCGAGCTCTATCCGAACTCAATATATCGAGAAATATATTGAGGCGGCTAAGTTCCAAAGATTGTATGACGCCTATTCAAAGGCCATCGGGAAAGACTTGGGCCTGGTGATGTCAGCGGCCATCAATGGCTCATCGGTGCAGGTGAATTTTGCCTCTGATATGCAGCCGGGCACGACTGCTATCAGCCAGACAGCGGATATCAATCCGCAGACCCTCAAGGATGCGACCGCATCCATCACCCCGACCTCTCGCGGTGAAGCGCTCCAGTGGAGCGAGAACCTGGACATTCAGGTTTACACCAACTATGGCGAGCACCGCCACATGGTGCTGGGCAAGAACGCGGCTGAGTCAATCGACATCCTGGCCGCCGCCGCTGCGCTCAAAGGCAACAACGTCAAACGGGCCACCGCTCGCGCCTCGCTAGACGCGGGCACGGCGACTCATAACCTGACCCTGGCAAACTTCATCGAAGCCAACACCATCCTCCAAACGCTCAAGTGCCCTATGTTTGTTGACTACGACAAGGCGATTGGGAAAATGTCGTACTTCTGCACGCTGCACCCGGAAGTGTACTTCGACATCCTGACCAGCGGGGCGGTGGAGAGCGTTGGCATCTACCAGGACAAGGAAATTATCCTGAATTGGGAACTGGGCCGGGTGGGTAACTTCAAGTTACTCGTCTCTCCCTGGGCGAAAGTGTTCGGCGCGGCTGGGGCTGACAATGCGAGTAACGTCGATACGACCCTCTCCAGTTCATGCACCGCCCTGGCGACCCAGATTGTCGTGGCTTCGTCCAGCAACATCACCAGCGGCGATTACCTGACCATCGGGACGGAAGAAACCGGCAGCACCTTCCAACCGCTCAACGAGCGGGTGCGCGTCTCTGACGCCTATGTGTCGGGCACAACCATCGACATCATTGGCGAAGGCGCAAACGGCGGAACGCGCTTTGCCCATGACTCGGCGGTTGCGGTGCGCAATGCCGACACCGTGTTCCCCGTTCTGTTTGGTGGGCCGGAGAGCATTGCCAAACTGTATGCCGAGGAAGTTGGCCCTTACGGGAAAGTCGTGGGGCCAAAGGTGGACGGGTTGGTAGACCAATTCCAAAGCCTGGGCTGGAAATATTACGGCAATTATGGCCGGTGGGTCGAGTCGTGGCTACTGCGCGGCGAATACTCATCGAGCCTGGAGGCCTAAGCAATGGCTGCTGGAACTCAAACTCACATGGGGAATGGTGTGCCCCTGTACGGCGAAAGCACCATCACGCAACAAACCGGCACGACCGACATCGTGACTATCAAAGGCGGGAACGGTCAGACCGGCGACTTCTTCAACCTGGTTGACTCGGCTGGCACAGAGCGCTTCTCGGTCGAAGATGGCGGAAACGTGGTGATGACCCAGAAGGCAGCGGGCGACGTAGGCCTGAAAATCCTTCGGGCCTCTACTCCGACCAGTGACGCGCTCAAGATTGCTGACAACGGCGATAGTTCCACCAAGCGCTGGGCTATCAGCAAGAATTACAACCCGCTCATGCGTGTGCTGACCACCCGGCCCACGACTGGCCTGACCAAAGGCGAGTTGATGCTGCTCTTTCACAACTCGACACCCAAACTTGGTGTCTGCATTTCGACGGCGGGGCAGGCAATCAAGCTCATCCGGCTCAAGACCAAGACGTTCGGGCGCTTGACAGCTTAGGAGTGTAGGCCATGCCTGTTCCTAATCCCCCGACCCCAAACCGAAAGGTTGGCAGCATTCCAGTAACCGACTTGCACGCGGCATCTATCCGGCTGACGGTCTACACCACCCGGCCCACAACCGGGTTAGTCAAGGGCGACTTGATGCTCCTGTTTCATGGCTCAACTCCCAAGCTGGGTATCTGTTCATCTCAAGCGGCTCAGACCATCAAACTGATTCGCTTCAAGACCAAGACGTTCGGGCGGCTCACCG